GAGATAGATCGCCGAGAGCACGCGGTCAGGAAACTTCGCTGTGAACGCTTTCAGTTTCGCGATCATCTCGCTCGGATTCATCCCTGATGCCATCGAGTCGCTCCTGAATCACACGATCAAATTGTTGTGCAATGAAGGACCACCGGAAGTGAGGCTGTGACACATAGTCAAGGCCACGTTGGCGATAAACCATACGACGCGCGGAGTCGGTATAGAACGTATGAAGTGCTTGCACAAAGCCTTCACGATCTGGCACACCACCCAACACATTCACATACGGCGGGCCAACCACCGTTGAACGACACGAGACCTGCCATGCCACATCCCGCGTCAGTTCACCAAGCGCTGACCACGCCGGCACGATTTGCGGAATCCCACAGGCCATCCCTTCGAAGGTCGAAAATCCATTCCCCTCACCTTGTGTCGTCGTAATCTGGAGATCAAAACAATTGTAGGTGTCGCGCATCTCATGTTCAGGAATGCCATACCAAGCAGACGGCTGCATCAGAATCAATCTGTCGAGCACCCCGTAATATTCAGAGAGTTGTTTGACATCAATCCCAATATCACCAGTCGGCGCGACGTGGAGGTAGAGATAGGCATCTGCGACGTTCTCTCGATGAACCCACTCAGCAAAGTACTGGATCGTCAGGTCAAGCCGCTTCCGCGGTTGATTCCGATTCACATTGCCGACGATAAAGGCGAAGTCTAGCTCACGTGGAAGCCGACGCCCGCGCGCGTCGAGTGTATCCAATGGATAATAAATGTCCAGATCCACACCAAGCGGGATAACCTCCGCCGGTCCAGTGTAGCCACCTTTCCGTGCCTCGTCTAATGCAAAGTGCGTCCAGAAGATCGCGAGCGACACCCTATCTAACCACGGCCCTTGAAAATTCTTGCCGTCTACCGCGACAATCACAATCACCGGAATACGCGCATATTCAGCAAACCTCGCCAATTGTCTCATGTAATGTGGAATGTTCCAGCCATCATTCTGCAAGACAATGACATCAGGCTTACACACATCACACATCCAGATCAAACGTCCCACACCGAGCAGTTCTCCACCAGGCGCTGCCGCATAGATCGGATAGGGATAGGTGTGTGGATCACCACGGTAGTTAATCCCCAACACCGTGACATCAAACGTCGTACACAGCACGTCAAGTACACGATGCGTCACGAGAGCAAATCCACTTGGACACGCCGCATCGCCCACCCAAAGCAATTTCTTTTTCTCTGACATTACATCACACGTAACGCGACAATAATGAGTAAGAAGGCCAATACGATCACGACAAGCACCCACAGCATCCCAGTCAAAAATGACCTCACAAAATGACTAGCCTAGAAAGACCTGCGTCGCGACGGCGTGTGTCGTCCCAGCATCCACAAACCCACTAAGATTGAGAATCGGCCCAGTCGTTCCATCTGGTAATGTCACGCGATCGTTCACACTCACCCCGCTCGGTGCAACAGCTTTCAAACCGGCCACGTCGAGGAACAACACACTGGCACGGCTCACACTCAATTCACCAGAAGTCGAACGCACCTGTTGCTGTTTCAGTTCGACAATCGCGCGCAACGTCGCGGGAGTGGCATAGGTCTTCGTCCCGAAACCATCCTGACTCAAATAGCGCTCAAATGAGACAAGGCCCTGCAAAGGTTTCGTGACTTTATCTGCAATCTTCACAGCACTACGGACAACGTCAAGCAGACTCACAATAGACCTATTCGCATCGGCAAACCTTCAGCAACAAACTCGAATTTTCGTTCAAACTCCTTACGCTCTAACACGCAATGTCGTACCGTACCAGCCCACTCTATCTCGATGCGCAACGGGACATACACGATCATTTCTTCACCAGTTGTATGATGACGACATAAACAATCGAACTCGTACAACTCTCCAACTCCGGTACGACCTTCGGTCTTGCGATATACACCTGTCTGCATATCAACACCTCATAACCCGATCACGTCGAACAGTGCACTGATAGCTGACGTAATGATCTGATCTGTAAACCACGAGGGGGGCATAAGGTTCATCACAGTCATTGGCAAGACCTGTGCTGCGATATCTTCCTTGAACGTGACTGCGACACTCCCTGCCTTCACAGACGTAATCCCACCCACAATGATTGGGTTGTCTAACGTGGTATCAGCAGCATTCAATTGTCCAGCAAGTTCACACTCCGCATTTTTCAACATCTGCGGAATGACCGTCGAAGCAATCAAATTCCCGTTCAGGTCATACATGCCGATGCGTGGCCACGCGAGCGCCTGCGTCGTGGTCGCTGGTGCACCGGTCCACGCACGACTGGTATAGAAGTACTTCGTTCCATCCTTCGAGATGCGCAGCGTCCGGCGTGCCACGGACATCAAGTCCAGCACGCGCGTCGCCATAATCAACGCCGCCGTTTGATCCGCCACCGCACTCCACGACGGCACAAGCGGCAGACGATCGGTAAAATAGGCTGCTGCTTCGAGCAGTGTCGCGTAACTATTCGCGTCAGCTGCACCTGGCGTCGCAATGATCACACTCATCTACGCCGCTCCATCATCTTCCTCGTCTTCCTCACTCTTCTCCGCCGCCTCATCTAAGGCCTGTTGAATGTGGTCCTGCATCTCGTCCAGCAGTTCCTCACGCGCATCATTCGGCAACTTCTCAACGAACTTGTCGAACTTCTTGAGCAGTTCCTTCTTCAACTTCGCCGTCGTCTTTTTCTTTTTCTTGTTCGCCACAGTACTCGCCAATCCTTTCATTTCATCCCTTCACGCACACCAGAGAACACCATGAAGAAACCAACCGAGAACCATACCCGTCAGCAATATCTCGACCACGAGCGCAAACAACCAGTCGTTACTGGACACGCGGCATCAGACCCAGCTTCCTAGCCTGTGCTAACTGCACATCCAAACACCCGCGAATCCACTCTTCGGCATCCTCACCATGCTCAATCACTTCGCATAAAGGACAATCACGCTCACGTACATTCGAGCCGCCTCGTAACTCCATGCCACATACTTCTAATGCCACCGATTGAATCTGCCAGTACGCCGCCATCAATGGATCAAACATACGTGGATCATCGGCTTCGGCAAAGTAAGTATCAACCGCGGCATGATCAGACGACGACACAAGTGGCCACAGATCACGGTCCTTCAGCCCTTGCTGCAAGTCCTCCCAATGCAACGCGCACATCTTCATTGAAGCACACGCACGTTATAGTTTGAGCTGACTGGAGTCACGACGACGAGTGCACAGACTTTCACCGTCACCGTATCAGCCGCACTGACGTAAGCCGACCAGTCAGTGCCATCTCCTGGATATGTCACTGGAGTAGCGACGACTGCCATAGCCGTTGTAGCACCCGTGACGGCCGCCGTGCCAGATGCACACGTACCTGCCGTTAACGAGCCGCCACCGATAGCTGATGAGGTACCGCTAAGAATTGGTAACATTGACGCACCGCCAACGGACAACGTTGGCGTGATGTTAGTATTGGTACCAGTGATAACGATATGATCAACCGAGGTGTTCCCTGTATAGGTGCCAGCACGCCAGACGCCATTCGTCGTTGCGCCGTACCCTGCGTATCCTTTCCAATCACCACCAGTTACACCTCCTATTCCTGCTTCACTCGTCCAATTCCCTCCAGTTGTAATTCCTCTGCCACCAGTACTAGTAAAATTTCCTCCACTTGAACCATAGCTTCTTCCACCAGCAATAGAAATACCTCCACCACTTGAACTGTTGCCTTGTCCGCCTGCAATAGAAATACCTCCGCCTGCCTGGCCTCCATCTTGTCCAATAATGTTAAAGCTTTTCGCGCCGACCGGGGAAGGGCTTACGGCAAATGTAATATTCTGCGTCCCATCACCAAATTCTTGAGTAAGCCCATTGTTACTGGTCGAATCATTTGGTCCAGCGAACGACACACCATTCCATGACGACGCTACACTCGTTGCGTTCGCACTTGGTGCATTCGCTCCTAATAACGCATCAGCCATGTTATCAGTGTATGTCAAGCTACAAGTATAATTCAACTGATCCACATACTTGTAGACTGAACCACCGGCAACAGTACGATATAAATTGTAAACGGGTGAGTAAGTACCACTACAACTGAACGGTTGCGTTACCGTGACCTGACCATTCATCGTTGCATCAACGACCGTCACGCTTGCCGTTGCAGTACCTGCCGCAGTTTCATTTCCATCGTTATCGAGCTGCGTAAACTTGTAGGAGTACACGCCATTGGACAGGTTGCCAGCACCGAGCCCGGCCAGCGCTGGTGCGGGTAAGAGCGCAGATGCGTCGATGTTCGGCAGCTTGGACGTGAACGTGTAGGTCTGCGCCGTCTTATTATACGTAAAGGCGCTGCCACCGAACGCACTACCGTCATTGAACTGCACCTGTGTATCACTTCCACTAGGTGCGGTGCTTGCTGCAGTGAATGTTCCATCGCCACGAAGGAATGTCGTAGTATTGCTTGGTAATTTTGGTAGCCAACCATGCTTATTCGCACTAGCATTGTTGGTAGTAATATCGCTCACAGTGATCGTCGCATCTGTAACACTACTACCAACTAATATCCACGTATTAACAGCAGTAC